GCTCCAGCTAGATCTGCTGCATCTGCTGCTGCTTGTGCTTGTGCTGCTGCAATCGCTGCTGCCAATTCAGCCGTGGCTGCTGCTAAATCATATTTTACAGCCGTCAAAGTATCGGTAGCTAAAATACTGAAATCGGTAGTTGCCGTATTAGCCGCATCTGTAAGTGCTTGTTCTCCGTCAATCAATAAACCACCTAAGATGCTTTGTGCCGCTTTTGAGGTAGTAAGAAGTGAAGCAGTTGCATCTGTCGTAGTCTTGGTTATTGCCTCAGTAGATGTAGTCAATGAAGATGTAACTTCGCCATTTGCCTTGCTGAAAGATGATGACCATTCTGTAAGGTTAGGCTTAAGAATAGTTGTGGCGATATTGCCAGTAAAGGATGACCACTCTTTGCCCGTAGCGGTAATGGCAGTACCTACTCCACCAATGGACTTAGTAAGCTCATTGATGGAAGCTGTAAGAGGATCTACCGACCATGCGCCAAACGGGTCTTTAATCTCCATGGCTTTGACTGTTGCAAGTAACTCAGTTAATTCTTTAGTTTTTGTCTGAGCAACTTCTAAAGCCTTTTGATACTTCTCAACATCGGTCATGTTCTCATCAAGGATTGCCTTCATGAGCTTTAGGCGGATCTCATCTTCTTTGGAGATCTTGCCCTTGAGGGCTGCTTCAATCTGGATCTTTTGTAGATCGAAGGTTGCCTTAGCCTTGGCTAGTTTAAGGCTTTCTTTGTTAATCTTCAGAGTCTCTTTTGCTACTTTTGTTTGTGCAGTTTGAGTGTTAGGAAATTGTCTCGTTAAATCGGCAGGAGGTCCTTGAGGAAATCCCCCACCAGTAGAAGCACCTTTACCTAAGCCACGAAGGATTTGTAAATAACTGCCAAGAATAGGAATCATGCCAACATTGAAACTGCCAACGCCCGGCAATGCTTTTAACTTTTCAGTTAATACACCAATGCCACGAATTACATCCGCTGTGTACAAAGCTGCATCTTGCATGTTATCTGCAAGATCTTGAACAGAGTTATCTTCGCCTAGTCCTTTAAGTGCATCGATGATTCCAGTACCGATAATCTCCTGAACATTGGCAGAGGCAACTGCAAGTTTGTCCATCGAACCCTGAAAAGTTGCTGCCGCCGCTGTTGCTGAACCCTTGAAGGTATCGGCTAACTGTGTAGTTACATCATAGAAAGACTTAGTCTTAAGATCTGCTTTTGAGATACCTACACCCAAACGAGTGAGTGCTGTGTTGTTACCCAGATATGCACGACTTAAAGCAGATGTAACAGAACCGAGATCCTTGCCTGTTGCAGCACTAACGTCTAAGGCTAGATTAAGAAGTCTTTGTGATTCTGCTGTATCGCGAGTAGCAATAGCCAATGACTGATAAGCAGGGCGTAGAAGATCATCAACAATTCCAAACTCACTTTGTAAGCGTTGGATGAATGCTTCTGCACTAGCCGCATCGCGCTCTAATCCAACATTTTTTAAAGCTAGGGCTAATTGCTGTTGCGCCTTTTCATCTGCCGCAGCAGCTTTTACGGAAGCCTTGGCGAAAGCTAAGACTCGTGTGCCTGAGTACGCAAGTCCAATACTTGCAGCAAGTTGCTTAACATTTTTAGTTAACTTTTCAGTTGAAGTTTCAGCTTGCTTGAAAGCCTTTTTGCCTGTGAATTCAGCGGCAATATCAATCTTTACATCTGCTGCCATTACTTGACCCGTGTCCTTTTCTCAAACTCAATTTTTGAGTTTTCAATAGCTTTGATCACCGCTGCGTTAGCCTTGCCTTGATCTTCTGCATAAGCACGAAAGATTGCGCGGCCTTTCATTTTGCGAGTTGCACGACCTGCTTGGCCTTCTGCTCTTTGAAAAGCATTAACTATTTGACCTGTGCGATTCATGGCATCAATAAACTGTTGACCAGCATAAGGGTTATTACTTAAAGACTGATCTTTAGATCCAGAGCGTATTGTTTTGCCAAAATTAGGATTGGTTGGTGCTACAACTTTTGCCAATGGAGCTTGTTCTCTGCCTTGTGGATTTTTACGGCCAGCGGTCTCATAGATAGATCCTGACACAGAAGCATTGACAATGCGCGCTAATGAACGAAATCCAGAACGATTAGGTTTAGATGGAGTTGTCTTGTACCCGATCCCACGCTTAGCCTCAGATGATGACCAGACTCGATTTCCCCATCTGCCATTATTGCTTTTAGCCCATCCGCTTAAAGGTGCGGTAGATGGAATAAACCCTCGAGCCTTTGTCGTAATTGGCTTGAGGATTGCAGCTATCTCTTTTTGAGTTTCTTTAGCAAGATCAGGAGTAAAGTTTCTTAGGGCTTTACGAAGTTCAACGCCGCCTTTTACTTCTGTTGGCATCTCGTTGCTCCTTCGCTTCGTCTGTAAGACCTTGAAACAATGCATTAAGCATGTCTCGATCTAGCTCTAATAATTGCTGTGGCGCGATCCCTAACCTAATGCTTAGCCTAGCAATTAGGTAGGTGAACGGAAGATCGCGCTTTAAGCTAAAGGGTCTGAGTCCTCCACAGTTACGCTCTTTAGCGTTTCTATAAAGTCGATCCCGAAAGGCTTAACAGATTCACCTGATCTGCGTGTTACTTCCCATGCTAACCAATAGACATCGCTCTGCTTTTCTTCATCGCGAAACGCCTTATGGAAACCCTTTTTAGCGTACTGCTCAAACGAATACTCCACTGCTGGAGTGATCTCGCCTTCCAATACGCTTCCATCTGTACGAACTATCTTTAGTTTTGCCATGGTCTGCCCCTTTGTTTAATTGTTTAGAATGTGCCTGTTGTGGCTACTGCAACTGTTGAGTTGGCAGTAAATGTGATTGACTGTGTGCCAATATCGCCAACAGCACCATTAATGTCTGTTGTGTTATTGACTAGCAATGAGACTGTGTACAGAGGGTTAGTCGCTGAGACTGCTGTTCCCTTTGTCTGTAGGAATACACATGTAACTGTTGTTCCCCATGCAGCTTGTAGTGTTGCCAATACATTTGCTGATGCTGTGTCATTTAGGAAGTCAATAGTTACAGTTGATGACTCTAGACCCTTAACAAACTTATGAGAGTTATCTCCCATAGCAGTTACTTCTAGTTCATCAAATACGCGGTTAATTGTTACTGCTGTTACATGGTCTGAAAGATCGACTGAGTTAATCTTCACACCTACATTGTTATTTAGAAATACAGCCATGAGATTATTCCTCGTCCTTCTTAGTAGTTGCTGGCTTTGATACTGCTGGTGCTACCTGCCCGATCTTGATCAGGAAGGCTTCGTTTTCTTTTTCCCACTCGGACATTTTAACTCCAACTCGTAAGGATTGATACGGACATCTCGCAGCTTAAAAGGTCTCCCGATGCAGCGTTGAGAATACTTGGTGCGCTGATTGCGCTTACATTATAGACGAGAGATGATGCTGCGAGCTTTGCGAACACGCCACAGACAGTATCTTCAATCCCGTTAAGGTTGCCTTCATTGTCAAATAAAGGCACAGTCATAATAATCTTAAAGTTAGCCATTGGACTTATGCCAATGTGTTGATTATTGGTAGGTGTCAAATATGGATCATCTGGAGACACGATTACAGAGTTAGCAAGGACTGTTGCCGGTGGAAATGCAAAAGTCTGCCACTTGGCATTATCTACTAAAGCAGTTGCTAAAGTGGTTCTAAGAGTAGTGACGGCAACAGGCATCAGCCCACCATCGAACGCGGATCAAGTGCGTGAGCGATCAATCCTCGCACCTTAGCGAGAAGCTGTGCGCTCATTCGGTAAGGGCTTGGCTGGAAATCTACTGCGTTACTGCCCGAAAGGGTGGCTGTACGCGCTTGCCAGATTTCAACAGATATCATAAGAGCTGCTTGCTGGACTGCCATGTCAGTTGTCCAGTCGGTGTTAGTCGTAGTCGATACAGATCCGTAAGGATAAATCGGATGATAACCCTGAGCAGTCGCGTGAGTAGTGTTCACGCTAATTGAAAAACCATTAACGGCGGTAATTGTTTTAGTGCCGTTATATAAGCTGCCTGAGTTAGCAATCGTTACGCTTTGACCTACATAAAAAGTGTCGCGAACATTGTCATTGAAATACAAAGTGCCTGAGCCTACTATGTTTTCATGTGCAACTGTAAACCATTTTGGAGCCCATAACATAGGAACAAGCACTGCATCGGCTGCATCGCATACTTCCTGCAAGGTTGCATCTGGATACAAAGTACCGACTCCGAGAGTGCTACGGAGTTCTGCGACTGTTGTAAGTGCCATGATGTCCTTTCTCAAGACTCTGGGGAGTAGAGGGCTACTACTCCCCAGAGCGACTTAGTGAGTTTATTACGCCTTGTTGTTCTTAAATGCGCCAGCTGCAACCTTAGTTGCGATAGCACCGAATCCGTAGTAACCAACTGTTACTGATCCGTTAGCTGTTGACTCTGCGCGTAGGCGGTATGTTGGTGACTCGTACCATGTGTAAGCATCTGGGTTAACGATAAGGATTGTTCCATCGCCATCGCCGCCGTTTGTTGGATCTACATAGAGGTTAAGTCCTGCAACATTTCCTGTTAGTGATGTTGGTGCTACTTGACCGCCAGCGTTCATTGGCTGTGATGCTGTGTAGATTGGTCGACCTGCATCGTTCAATGACATGATGTTAGACCATTGTCCTGTTGATACGACCATGTTGCGAGCGAATGGATTTGCAAGTCCTGCTGTTGCTCCATAAACAGAAGCTGAACCGCGAGCAACAATTCCTAGCAACTCTGCTGCTGTTGGATATGTTGCAACTGTTGTTGCATCTGTTGTTGCTCCAGAGATCAACGCTGCGTTTACTGCTGCGTTAGTTGCCTTTGCGTAAGCTGCTGCCATGTTGCGTACTAGCTCATCAAAGAATGCTGGAGATGTACGATCTAGCAATTCAACAGAGAATGTCTGCTGTCCTGCGTACTTCTGTACTGTTACAGATAGGAAGTTAGAGTTTTGATCTGTGTCGCTGAATGCATCGCCTTCTGGCTCAATCGCAACTGTAGGCATCTGTGTGATGCGTGGGATCTCGAAAGTCATACCTGCATCTGGAAGCACTCCACGAGAGATTGCATCGATTGATGGACGGATTGTTGTTCCGAGTGGGTTGATGATTTCTGACAACTGACGAGTTGGAACAAGTCCAGCGTTATCTGTTGTATCTGCTGCTGCGCGTAGGTACTGACGAGCATCCTCATCGCCTAGAGCTGCGCGGATTGAGTTTTCTGCATACTTAGCTGCTGTCAATTCGATGCGTGGCTTTGTGAAGTATGCTGCTGAAACAGTTGGGCGAGCAGCTTCGACCGCTGGTGCTTCAACTGGTGTTGCTTCGACTGCTGAAGTGGTTTCTTCCACGATGGCTGTCTCGCTTTCTGTTGGTTGGGTTGGTTCTTCTACAGCAGATTCTTCTGCTGCAATATCAGTAACCTGAGCAGACTTAAATGCTGGCTCTGTTACTAAACTTACTTCGACCAAGCGAGCAGCGGATACATATGTCACGCCATCCTTGATCTTTGACTTGAGGACTTCTGCCCCGATTGATAGACCGCTTTGCAATCCTTCTTCTGCAAGGATTAAAGCTTCTGTACCGCGCTGTGAGCGACTGATA